AGACTCCGATTTGGGGCCCGGGTAATTCGTCGGTCGCCCCGGGATCGGTCACGCCAGCGGCTCTGTCTACCGGCGGTCCTTCGTGGGATACGGCAGGTAACTTGACGGCTACGTCCTTTGTTGGTAACGCTTCAACGGCCTCAAAACTTGCGGCCCCGGTGAACATTAACGGGGTGCCTTTCGATGGCTCGTCGTCGGTGTCGATCAACGTCACGGAGTCCCAAGTCACGCCGGCTGCTGGTATTCTGGCTCGTCTGGCTAACAACCAGACCATCACTGGTACGTGGTCCTTCTCGACGCCCCCGAATGGCCCGACGCCTGTGAATCCGACTGATCTGGTCAACAAGGCGTATACGGATGCGGCTATCAACGGCCTGGCATGGAAGACGGCAGCCAACGTTGCATCCACTGGAAACCTAACGCTGTCAGGTATTCAGACCATCGACGGTGTTACTGGTGCGGCAAATCTGATTGTGTTGGTCAAGAATCAGACGAACGCGGTTCAGAACGGCGCGTATGTGATGTCCAGTGGTACGTGGGCACGCGCTACGTTCATGAACGCGACCACGCCTACCAACGAATTCACGGCCGCGGCCTTGCTGGTGCTTGGCGGCTCGCAAGCAGGTACGGCTTGGGTGCAGACCGCGACTGTGAACACTATTGGTGTTGACAACGTAAGCTTCACCCAGTTCAACACCGCGACTTCCTACACCCCAGGTCTTGGTCTCCAGGCTTCTGGCGGTCAATTGAACGTCATCTCCGCATCGTCTTCTAGGATTACCGTATCCTCTGGAGGCCTTGACCTGGCGGCTATCACCAACGCTGGTGGTGGTTCGATGCTGAAGCTGACCGTCGACGGCTATGGTCGCGTGACCGGCACGTCGCCTATGACGGCCTCGGACGTTGAGGGTTTGATCAGTGGCCAGTATGTCCCGCTTGCTGGCGGTGTGACTATGACTGGTTCGCTGGGCTTGCCTGCCAACGGTTTGACGGTTGGCGGCAGCCAGCTTATGGTCTCGGGTGGCAACGTGTCGGCCAGTGGTCAACTAAGTGCCGCAAGCATTCAAGGTACGCCTATCGGTACCGTCACTCCGGCGGCTGGTGTGTTCACCACAATCACGGCTACCAACTTCTCGGTTGGAGGTGCGCCGAATGCTGTTGTGTATGCCAACTCGGCTGGCAACCTGACGACCTCAGCAAGTTTCGTCTTCGATGGTAAGAATCTTGGTGTTGGTATTACGCCTGTCACGCCCTCCTACGGTACCCAGCTGCTGGTATCCCAAGGCTCGGCTGCTGGTGGCCTTCTTCAGCAGAGTGTGGCTGGAAACGACGAGCGCCTGTACCTGCTGAACAACTTGGCTGTTGCCTCCGGTACGGGCTTCACTGGCAACTTCACGTTCACTAAGACCGGTGCGGCTGCTACAGCGTACCTCCAGACTGCAGGAGTGCATTCATTCCTTGGCTCCAGCGCCACTGGTACGGCTGGCGCGACGGCAACGATGAACACTTGGGCTACGATCAGTGCCCAAGGTATTGGCTTTGGGGTGACCCCTGTTACGGCTCTGGACATCACTACTGGCTCGTCTACGAATCGCCTTCAGGCTACGGATGCCGCGTCAGCCTCTGGTGTTCGCATTCGCTCCCGTGACTCAGGCGGTACGACGCCTCTGTCGCTGGAGCTCTCGGGCGCTGATATCCGTTTCCTGATCGGTACCGCTACTACGCCTTCAGCCATTCTTGATTCAGGCGGCAGCTTTGCCGTAGGCTTTGGTGGTAACTCGTGGTCTACTGGCTGGAAAGCGATTGAACTTTCTGCGGCCTTCATGACCTCCAATGGGGTCAACACTGCTTTGTGGGGTTCCAATCTCCACATTGACGGTTCGGGAACGCTTCGCTACGTTGCGGCTGGTGCGGCCTCGTACTATGAGCAGAACGTTGGCGCTCACTACTGGTACTCGGTTGCCACTGGCGCTGCTGGCGCGGCAGCTACATCTGTGCCCCTGGCTGCGCTGACAACCGTTGGCCTTGGAGTCGGTACTTCGCCTTCTGCCTGGGGTTCAGGCTACACTGCGATTCAGGTTGGACCTACGTCTTCGGTCTATGGGAGCGGTGTCAACACTGTGGTGGCTACCAACTACTACAATAACGGCACGACCAACACCTACATTCAGAACGGCATCGCGGCCTCCTACATTCAGAATCAGGCTGGTGGCCACATCTGGTATTCAGCACCTTCCGGCTCGGCAGGCAACGCCGTCGCGTTGAATCAACTGATGTCCCTGGATGCTAGCGGCAACCTGACGGTTGCGGGCAGCGTGTCCTTCAGTGGGTCGTTCGCCCCCTCCGGTGATTTGTTCCTTGTGGTTCCCAACTCTGGAAGTCGCTATCTGGGCTTCCAATATGGGGGTACGAACAGGTGGAACTTCTACACCGCCAGCACGGACGTCAACACTATGGTGTTGGAGAATGGCACGACGCGAGTCATGACCTTCTACAACAACAGCAATGTTGGTATGGGTACGGTCACCGCCCCTGCGGAGATGCTGCACCTTAGTGGCAACATCCTGTTGGAGAACGCCAGCTACTACAAGGGCAAGAACTCAACTGGTGCTCTGACCCGTCTCCTGGGTATGGACGCCTCGAACGACGTGTGGGTTGGTTCACGTGATGCGGTAGTCAACAACCTGCACCTGACTAGCAACGGCACGGATTGGGCAGTCTTCACCGCCGCCGGGGCTGGTCTCTACGGCGCACCTAATGCCAACTGCATGGTCAGCGTTGGGGCATCCAACCCGCTCACGGGGGCCATTCAAGAGGGCGTGTTCGTAGGCATAACAGGTACGGCTAATGGCACTGCGGCTCTCATGGGCTTCAACGCCTCTATGACAACCGCAAGTGCCAACTACACCTTGGCCTACGCTACGGACTTCTACGCTTCCCTCATTGGCAAGGGTAGCGGTTCTACGATTACGAATGCCATTGGCTACTATGGCACTCAGCAAACCAACGGCGCCAACAACGCAGTTCTGGCCGATACCACGAACTTTGTTGGCAACTGGTTTGTTAATCAGGCAGGCACCACTCCGTCTTACTTCGGTGGCAACATCGGCATCGGTACCGTTGCTTCTGCATGGGGTAGCAACTCGGCTGTGGAGACCCCTGGCGGCGCTCTGTGGTCCGGAGCCAGCACTTCCGTTCTCCTAGGTCAGAATCTGTACCAGACGGGCGCAACCGGCACGTACTACCTGAAGGCCACTGGTGCTTCGTCTCTGTACTACCAGAACGCAGGGGTGCATGGCTGGTACTCGAATGCCAGTGGTTCTGCAGGTACGTCCGTTGTTCCGACCCTGAACATGACGCTTGACCTACATGGTAATCTTGGCCTTGGCGCAGTTGCCGATGCTTGGGGAACCACCGGTACGGTCATCAAGGCCATTCAGCTTGGAAGCGGTCACGGCTTTGTTGCCGGCGGCATGGGCGTTGCTGATGCGTATCTTGGCTGCGGTGCGTACTACAACGGTACAAGCTGGGTCTATACCGCGTCAGGTCAGGCTCCGAGCTATCTGGACGTAAGTGGTGCATCAGGCTTCAGGTTCTACAGCGCCCTTGCAGGTACGGCTGGCAACAATGCGACGTTCACTCAAGTGGCGTCTATCGATACCTCGGGTAACCTGAACGTCAACGGTCTGGTCACCAGTGCCGGCGGCTCGATTACGGTTGGTAATGGATCTCCGAACGGGGTGGCCTACTTTAATGGCTCAAAGGTTCTGAGTAGCGGTAATAACCTGACCTTCAACGGAACTGGCGTTCTTGGAGTCGGGCAGGGAGGTACGGGGTCTGCGAACACCTCGATTTACCTCAGTGGTACATCAGCAGCCGCCTATGGTTCGTCGATCATAGGTCTGCGCAACGGTGCAAACACTTGGTCGGTTGGTGATACGGCAGCGGCTACAGGTGCTGGTACAGGACTAACGTTCTACACCTATGGGGCCACTGGCTTCTACTGGAATCAAGCCGGTACGGTTCAGATGGAACTCAATGCTAGCGGTAACCTGCTGGTTGGTACAACTACGGATAGCGGGGCAAGGGCAACCCTGAACGGTAATGGCACTAACGGTGTTCTGACTCTGACTGGATCAACGACCTCTACGTCTCCTGCGGACGTTGGTATCTTCCGAACCGGTGGCACGGAATCGGCCACGCCTGGCCAGGGTTCGTCTATCCAGTTGGGCAATCTGACTACTGGGTCTCAAGTTCTAGTTCAGCAGTATGCGGATAACCTACAGGTCTTCAACTACACGGGAAATAGTTGGACTGAGCGCATGCGCCTTGATGCCAACGGTAACCTGGGTCTCAACATCGTGCCGCCCACCGGCTTGGCCTCAAGTGAGAAGTCAGTGTGGGTGAAGGGCTCTGGTGCCCCAGGGGCGCTGGTCAACGGCTTTAACGCCACCATCGTTCAGCATAACCTGTATTACGATGGTACAGCTCATTCGTACTACGTTGCCAATGACTACGCGTCTGCCTATACACAGGTGAATGGTCAGCATCAGTGGACAGTTGCGCCTTCTGGTACGGCTGGTAACGTCGTTACCCAGGTTCAGGCCATGACCTTGGCAAACAACGGCAACCTAGGTCTCAACGTCACGCCTTCTGGTTGGGAATCTGGCGCCAAGGTCATGGAGTACGATACCTCTGGTGCAGGAGGTACGGCGGCCTCTACGGGTTCGATCTGGGCTCGCGGTGACTCAATTCGCATGATCGAGAACCTGTACTACAACGGCACCAACTACATTTACAAAGGTAGTACGGCCGGTGCGGCGTTCACCGTTGGTGCAGGTACCTTCTCGTGGCAGATCGCACAGGCCGGAACTGCAGGGGGCACAGCGTCTTTGGCGCAGTCCATGGTTCTGGACATCAATGGTAACCTAGGGGTCAGCATGGCAACCCCTGGTACTTTCGGTAAGGTTGTCTCCCAGCCCTCGGCATCTGGCTACAATCCTTCGGGCTCTATTGCTGGTGCGGCCTTTGTTGGCTATGGGGCGTATGGTGGTGGTTATGCTCTCGTGGATGGTTCGTACAACTGGATCATGTATGACAACCTAGGTACCATGTGGTGGGCCAACGGAACTAGTCTGGGTGCGACGACCAATCGAATGGGGCTGGACGGTAGCGGCAACCTGATGCTGGGTGGTGGCCAAGTCGGCGGTGGTAAGTTGAGTGTGACTACCACTGGTGCTGGTGTTGTGGTTGGCGGTAATACCTCGGCGGTTGCGACTTCCGAGTTTGCCGCACAACGAAGTGGCACAGACTCTGCTGTCGCTGGTCAGGGCGCTAACATCCAGTTCTCAAACTCTACCAGTGGCACTGCGGTGTCGATGCAGAACTACTCGGGCAATACGCTGTTCTTCCGCTATTCGGCTGGCGGGGGTTGGGTGGAGAGCGCACGTATTGACAATAACGGCGAGTTCATGGTCGGGTACCTTGGTACCTCACAGATCAGCACCAACGCCTCGGGCTTCTGTGTCACGCCGGACAAGACAGGTGGCGCGGCGGGCATCTACATTGGTCATACCACAAGTGCGGCCAGCGCTACGAGCTACGCTCAGTTCCTGTACAACGGTTCCGTGATTGGTCAGATTGCACAGAATGGCACATCGGCAGTATCCTACAACACTACGTCCGATCCGCGACTGAAGAACATCACAGGCCCTCTTACAACCAGCGGGGCGTTCTTCGATGCCGCTAATCCTGTGGTCGGTACCTGGAAGTCTGATGACTCATACTTTGCTGGTTTCCTGACCGACGAGTACCAGAAGCTCAACCCTGGGGCTGTGATTGGCGAGCCCGGGGCGTTGGACGAGGCCGGGAACCCCATCTATCAGCAGATGGAGTACGCGGACTCAGTGTGGGTTGCCAATGTTACTGCGGAAATCAAGTCCCTGCGCACCCGTGTGCAGACCCTTGAGGATTCGAACGCGACTCTGGAGCAGAAGCTTCAATCGCTGCTGACCCAGGTTCAGACTCTGGCGGGCCAAGTCGCAGCCCTTCAGCCCAAGTAAGGAGGTTCTCTATGTCGGGATTGCTCTCCCTGCTCATCAACCTGTTCCCAGCTATTCTGGCTCTCATCAGGAAGGTCCTGGCCTTCCTGCCCATGATTGCCCAGCTGTTCGGCATTAAGGTCGCTTGACCTCAACTTATAGGAGGTGAAACTTTCTCCCGCACCTTGTTAGAGGTAGTCCCATAAGAACCATGTCCCGAATGCCGGTATCGCCGGCATCTGGCTTGGTGCTCGGCCGTCAAGGCCAAGCCAGCTCTTGCTAACGACGGTAGGATGGAGGTATCCTTATGGATCTTCCGGAAATGACTGAACTGGTGAAGAAGTTGGAAACAGCTTTTGTTACCAAGTTTGGTCCGTTGTCAGAGACCCCTAGGGTCGTAAAGGAGAGTACCATGGAAGGTATTATGGACAAACTCAACATCAATGTTGGGGATACGTCACCAGGCCACCACGGTGGCGACGGAGGCGCTGGACTGGCCGCCGTTATCGCAGCCCTTGGAAATCGGAACCAAGAAAACCTTGGTCCGGCCCTGATCGCTGCTCTGGGCAATCGCAATGAAGGTGATCCCAACCTGGGACCGCTACTCGGTATGCTGGCCTCCAAAGGTCATCATGACGGTGGCTCAAGCCAATGGAACTCAGGTTTCTGGATCTTTGGTCTCATCGCCCTGCTCGCACTCCTGAGAGGAAACCTCTTTGGGCGTGACGGTGGTGATGGTGGAGCCGGCCGAGGCGGAGTTGGCCTCGCCGAACTTCTGGCCCTCAATGGAGGAGCTGGGGCACCGAACAACGTTGCGCAAGTGACGTTTGATCAGACCATTCTGCAAATGCTGAATGGCTTGACCTCAGCGGTGCCGCAGACTGCCTTGCAGACTCAGAACGCCCTTCAAGGCGCTCTGGCTCAACTGGCTCTGGCCGGTCAGCAAGGCTTCTCGGGTGTCAAGGACACGGTGCAAAACCTGTCCCTGTATCTGAGTAACCAGCTCAACAACATCAACCAAAATGTCAGCGATCAAGGCTGCCAGACTAGGGAGATGGTTGAGGCCGGAACTTGCAGGGTGATCAACACTATCAAGGATAGCACGATTGCCAATCTGCAAGCCGAACTGGCTGAAGCACGTTCCGACGGAAGGGCTCGCGTCAATGAGCTGTCCATCACGCAAAGCGTGAACCAGACTCAAGCGCAGTCCCAACAGCAACAGCAGATCCAAGCGATCTTGCCGCTGCTTAACCAGCTGGTGTTTGGTATGGGCAATCTTACCCAGATTGCTCACGCTACCAACAGCAATGTCATCGCCGGGAACTCCGCTGCGGTGACGACCGGTGCGCAGACGGCCAACCCGACCAACGTGCGTGCCTAAGTAGTAGTAGACGCTGCTTTCTAGGCTTCTAGAAGGTAGGGAAAGGGGAGATTGGAGTCTCCCCTTTTTTCATTGTCGCGCAATTTTATTCAGAACAAGGCAAAACTGCTAGGGAACTGTCTTCCAAAGGATGACTATGACGACACCAATTACTACCAAGGTTCAAGCTTCATTCACTCCCGGATCTTCGGTAACTATTCATGCCCCCTGGGTGGACTCCCTGCAAGTTGCGGGTACTCTCGTAGCCATCCTTCGGTCAGACCGTGGTTCTTACGCTGCAGGTATGTACGTCAAGGACTCAGATCGTTGGCGTTTTGCCATGGATCTGAATGACCTGTGTGACACGATTCCCAACTATTTGTTCCAAATCTTCTTGAACGTCGCGTCCGATGTCTCGTACTCGACTGACGATCTGGTCTTTGAGAATGGCCTGGAACTAGAAACCCAAACGGTTACGGCCGGAACGCATGTGTGGGTTGTGGCCTCGCCGTTTGCCGCCCCAGGTTCTGGTACTGGGCCGCAAGGACCCCAGGGCCCAGAAGGCCCGGTAGGTCCCCAAGGCCCAGCTGGCCCCCAAGGGTCTGCAGGTCCGCAAGGTCCTCAAGGGGTGGCAGGCATTAATGGTGACCTGTACCAGACGACGAGTATCACGTCCCTGACGCTAGATGCCACGACTCCAAAGACGGTAACCATTGGCACTGGGCTGTCCTATTCTGTAGGTCAACAGATCCTGGTCGCCAATGATGCCCAGCATTACTTCCAAGGCACGGTACAGAGCTACAACTCGACGACCGGTGCCTTGGTGTTCGTCAACGAGGCACAAACTGGTGTTGGAACATTCGCTTCCTGGTCCGTGAACTTGGCTGGCGCTGTCGGTGCTCAAGGACCTGCAGGTCCTGCAGGAGCCAATGGAACAAACGGCGCTACCTGGTACACCGGTCCAACAAACCCCACGACGCAGGGTGTCAATGGTGACCAGTATCTGAATACTGCCACTGGCGATATTTTCCTTAAGACCAATGGGACGTGGGCGCAAACTGGTAACCTAAAAGGACCTCAAGGTCCTCAGGGCTCGGTCGGCCCTACTGGTGCTCAAGGAGCTACAGGCGCTGTTGGCCCCCAAGGTCCAGCAGGCCCAATGGGAGCTACTGGCGCAACCGGAGCACAAGGATCTCAAGGCCCGGCAGGGCCAGTGGGGGCGACAGGTGCTCAAGGGCCCCAAGGTGATCCAGGACCTACTGGTGCTACAGGAGCGCAAGGACCGGCAGGGGCCACTGGGGCTCAAGGTCCTGCTGGCCCGACAGGTGCAACGGGCGCAACCGGTGCCCAGGGCCCGCAAGGTCCTGCAGGTGCTTCGGGCGGTGTGTGGTTCACTGGTTCAGGAACCCCTTCGGCCGCTACTGGTAACAACGGTGACCTATATCTGAACACTGCCAACGGCGATGTCTATCAGAAGGTCTCCGGTGCGTGGACTTTTGAAGCCAATATCTCTGGCCCTGCAGGTCCTCAGGGCGCTACAGGCTCGACAGGTGCAGCAGGGGCACAAGGTCCTCAAGGTCCAGCGGGAGCTACCGGGGCCACAGGCGCAACCGGACCCCAAGGCCCTGCGGGGCCTACGGGAGCTGCTGGGCCTCAAGGACCTGCTGGGGCATCTGGTGGTGTGTGGTATACAGGTTCAGGTACGCCGGCCAATACCTTGGGCAACAATGGTGACCTATACCTGAATACCACTAACGGGGATGTAGACCAAAAGGTTTCTGGTGTTTGGGTCTTCCAGGAGAACATTACAGGTCCTGCTGGGCCTGCTGGATCGACTGGTGCTGTAGGCCCCCAGGGCCCGGCCGGAGCTACCGGCGCAACAGGTGCTCAAGGTCCAGCTGGAGCTACAGGCCCCCAAGGCCCACAAGGTAATCCTGGACCAACAGGAGCCACTGGTGCACAAGGCCCCGCGGGTCCTCAAGGGTCTACAGGCCCGCAAGGTCCGGCAGGTACTAATGGAACAAATGGTTCCACCTGGTATAACGGCTCTGGGGTGCCAAGTGCAGGAACGGGCGTCAACGGGGACTATTACCTAGATGACACTACTGGCGATGTGTACCAAAAAGCCAGCGGTACTTGGGGAGTGGTGGCGAACATTAAGGGGCCGACTGGCGCTACGGGTGCCCAAGGCCCCGCCGGTGCAGCAGGGCCGCAAGGACCTCAAGGCCCAGCAGGTTCGTCTGGATCATCGGCAATCTACAACACTGTCAGTCGGTACCAGGCGATAAGCACTACAGGCCAGGAGGTTAACGTTACCTCTTCGGCTACGGTCTTTACTGGCTTGTCGTGGACACTGAGTGGCTCAACGCTGACCATCACTGACCCTAACCATACCCAGACAGTTGGCAACATGGTCATCGTTCGGAATACGAACGTAGACTACCAGTTTGGTCTCGTCACGGCAGTTAATGGGAATCAGTTCTCGATTGCGTCCACGGCTACCGGTCCGACCTCAGGTTCTGCCGGTGCGTACTCGATGGGTCTCACGTTTGCTTACGGGCAGGCAACAGGATCAATCACGAGTGGCACCCTTAGCGCCCCAGCGGGTTTTGATATCCAGCTCTTGTCGCTGCGTATTCACCTTGCGGCCTCTACAAGAGCCGCAACCAACACCTTTAACCTGACCGTTCCGGCAGGCTTTGTGAATGGTGCAGGTGGCGATAGTGGAACAGGGGACGTGAATATTCCAGTTCAGCAGGTTCGTCAGGATAGCGCAGGTCTGTCGGCAGTCGGTAACACGATTACCATGGACGTGGGCGGTAGTTACGCTACATTCCAGTACGGTGCACTGCCTGCAGTCACTACTGGTATCTACATCCTCTCGCAATTCTAAGGAGGATGAGACGTGGCAACTCTACCAGTTAGCGCCGCCCTTCAAGTTGCGGCCTTCAACGCGACGGGCAACCCTGGTGAATGGACGTTCACCAATGCTACTTACTCCAACCAAGCGGATCGTACTGGCAATGGAGCGGCTGACGTAAAAGCAGGCTTCGTTGTCTACGTCCCATCGACAGATGCAAATACAGCGACGCCGATTCCGGGCACGCTTCACCGATACAAGCTGACTGCCGTAACGGTAATCGACGCTGCCACTCTAAGTGGCACGATCTTGTGGAATGAAGCTGGTCAGGAAGGCACGGAGGTTCCGACCAACGGCGTTGGGTGTGCAATTTGCGAACCAAGCCCAAAGGGCGGGTACGGCTTCATTCCTGATGATGCCGTATACCCAAATCTATTTCAGGGCTCCACAGCACAGGCAATTCAAACCGACACCTGGGCCGTAACTGACCCAGCTTATAGTGGTGGCGGTGCTGAAGCAATCTACAAGACAACCATAGGAGATAATACAACTCTTAGCTTTTCAGTGACCCACAACCTAGGTACCGAGGATGTGACGGTCACTGTATACGACCTTACCACTGGTGAGGACGTGTATCCAGGAGTCACGAGGACCAGTACCACGGTGGTCCGACTTGACTTCACAGCCGCACCGGCGACCGCAAGTCATCGTGTGCTGATCCGCGCGTGATCTTCCCTCTTGTCCCTTTGGCTAGAATTCCTAGCTTGTTTTTCCTCATCAACTCCAGGAGTTAGAAATGGCATTCCCAAAATTCCATGGCATTACGCTTGCCCAGAATTCGTGGATCGCTAACGCGGTCGTCGAAAATCTGGCATCGGATCCACTGCCTATTACCGCCGGTCGAATCTGGTTCAACACCACGAACAAGACCTTGAATTTCAGCTCGCTTGACGCTGGTGGCGCGGTCATCGTTCAATCGGCGGCTACGGCTGCTGATATCGCTGGCCTTCAGTCGCAACTTACCGCCCTTGGCGCGCGCGTCACGACCATTGAAGGTGCGTATGTCAAGAAGGACGGTTCGGTTGCCTTCACCGGCAACATCAACGCCGGTGGTAATCTCATCAACAACGTCGGTAACGGCGTTGCGACCACAGACGCGATCAATCTTGGTCAACTGAACTCCGCGATTGCTAATCTGGGCAACGCGTTCGACTACGTCGGTACTGTTAGCGGGGGTGCCAATGCCGGTGCAGCGTTCGACCTCTCGACCCTGACGACCAAGACCCCTGGTTCGTACTACAGCGTGGTTTCGGCCGGTACGACCTACTTCAAGGTCGGCTCGGCTGGTACCCCGTTCACTGCCGATCAAGGCGATGCGCTGGTCTTCAACACCGCCGGTGGCGTTGACAAGCTGGCCGGTACGCGCAGCACGGTCACTGGCACCCCTGGCCAAGTCACTGTCACTGGTTCGGCGGATACGGGCTACACCGTTGGTCTGGACTCGGCGATCACGACTGCGATCTCCAACAACACGGCTGCGATTTCGGCAGAAACTACCCGTGCTGAAGGCGTGGAAGGCACGCTGTCGAGCCTGACGACCTCGGATAAGTCGAGCCTGGTCAATGCCATCAACTCGGAAGTCTCCAGGGCAACCGGCGCTGAAGGTGCGATCAACACCACGATCGGTAGCCTGGCGTCGCTGACGACCTCCGACAAGACGTCGGTTGTGAATGCCATCAACAGTGAGGTTACCCGTGCCACCGCTGCTGAGTCGTCGCTGAACGGCGCGATCACGGCCGAGACCACGCGTGCTACCGGTGTTGAAGGTTCGCTGTCGGCCCTGAACACCACGGCTAAGAGCAATCTGGTTGCGGCAATCAACGAGGTTCTCGGTGATGTCACGGCAGAGACGACTCGTGCTGAGGGTGTTGAAGGTAGCCTGTCCAGCCTGACCACGACCAACAAGTCGAACCTGGTTGCGGCAATCAACGAAGTGGCGGCTGCCGCTGGTACTGGCACTGGCGCCCTGAAGACCCAGATCAACGGTCAGCGCTTCACCTTCCAATCGACGGCTGCGGCTCTGACCCACACCATCAACCACAACCTGAATTCGAGCTTCACTTCGGTGATGACTTGGGTTAAGGGTGACGATGGCCTGTACTACAACGACATTGTTGCGGTTCAGGAAACCAGCGCCAATACCATCACGGTCACGCTGACGGAAAGCCGTTTCCTGAAGGCAACCGTCCAGGCTCTGGATCAACTGAGCTGATGACCTCCTGGGGAGGTCAGTAAAGCCTCCCCAGGCTTTTCTTTGGAATAGGCCGTGTCTGCAATTCAACCACTCCCGTCATTTGACATTCAGAGTCTGACTGATGTTGATTCGGCTCTGGAAGCCCTGGATTCCAATCTGGAAGCCCTTATAAGGATGTGCTACGCACAACCAGTCTTCTCCGCAAAGGACAAGAAGACTATGGAAGACAATGTGGTGTTCCTAAAGCGTTATTACGAACGCACTGAACGCCTACTGCTTGATGAACAAGGTAACGAACGTGGCGCATCATCCCCTCCAGCTTCTGACGTGGTTAACTAAGTGTAGGGACAACATTGAGTCCTTCCGTCAAAATCGGCATGACCTCCCGACAGAGGGGCAGATTGAAACCCTTAGGCATCAATACGTGCTTCTTGAGGTAGCTCTCAAAGTCATAAAAGGCCATGCCCGTTTTGAGGGTGTGTAACATCATTCTTTACCTGGAGTAAAACCGTGTCTGCCATTCGTTCCTACGCCGATATTGATCTTCGAGGCTCAGCTATCTTCGGAGCTGAGCAATCTTCGTTCCCTTCCAGCCCAGTTAACGGTCAGACCACGTTCATCAACGGTGTGCTCTGGATCTACTCCACGGTTCAAGGTGTCCAGACCTGGTACCCGCTGAACAACCAAAAGCTCTCCTATGTGTTTACGCAGGGAGCCGCGAATACCACGTGGACGGTTACCCACAATATGGGTAGCACGGACTTCATTCTCGGTTGCTATGACGCTAATAGCAACTTTATGTACCCGACCTCGTTGACCAACGTTACGGCCAACAGCTTCCAGGTCAACTTTACGGAAGCCGTGACCGGTATGTTGGTCGCCTTCTTTGACCTGCAGAATGACGGCTCCCCTGGGGTGGGTACGACGGTCGATGCGTCAACGCTTACGGGAACGACGTTGGCATCCAACGTCGTCAACTCTTCTCTGACTTCTGTAGGTACGCTTGGAAGTCTGACGGTTACGAACGGTGTTAGCGCCGGTACCTTCTCTGGCTCTGGTGCTTCGTTGACATCCCTTAATGCCTCGAACATTAGCTCGGGTACGGTCGCCCCTGCACGTTTGGGAACCGGTACTGCGTCGTCGTCAACATTCCTACGCGGAGATGGTACTTGGGCAACCGTTAGTGGTGGTAGCGGAACGCCGGGAGGTTCCAATACCCAGGTCCAGTACAACGCAAGTGGCTCCTTCGCAGGCTCTTCGAGTTTCACGTTCAATTCCAGCACCGGTGTGGTCTCGGCTACAGGCTTCTCAGGCTCCGGAGCATCGCTAACCTCTTTGACGGCTGCCAATCTGAATGGGGTTGTCCCTGTTGCTAACCTTGGTACTGGTACTGCATCGTCCTCCACCTATCTTCGTGGTGACGGTACGTGGTCTACGGTTACGGCCACAACGGCAACCAACCTATCTGGAGGCGGTGCAGGCCAACTAGCCTATCAATCGGCTGCAGGCGCAACTACCTTCCTATCCGCTGGTACTGCCAGCCAGGTGCTGGTTGGTGGCGCGTCCGCTCCTGCCTGGTCATCCACTCCTGCAATCTCTGGTGCGAATATCACGTCGCTCAACGCCTCCAACCTTACAACCGGTAGTGTCCCTAGCGGTGCGCTAGGTACAGGGACTGCAAGCAATGCCACTTACCTACGTGGTGATGGTGTATGGTCTGCGCTGGTTGGTTCGGGGGCCCAGCTCACGGCCCTAAATGCGTCCAATATCTCCAGCGGGACGGTTGGTACTTCGTACCTTGGATCAGGTACAGCCAGTAGCTCGACCTATCTCCGTGGTGATGGAACTTGGGCTGCTGTTGTGACTACGGTCCTGAACGGTACAGGTTCTCCCACGCGCACCTCGTCTGTAAGTGGCGTGTATGCTGGCGTTTATAGCGGACTGCCAGAACTGTTCTTCACCAACAGCTCGTCGGCTACCGCTGACCAGCATATCTGGTCGCAAGTAGTCGATGGCTCTGGTAACTGGGTCATGCGCGCTGAGGCAGATGCAAGCTCGGGTGCGATCATTATCCAGGCAACCCGTTCTGGTGCAAACGTCAGTAACTTTGCCATCAACTCGCCGGCGATCACTCTCAATGGTGCAGTATCCGGCACGTCATTCTCAGGCTCAGGCTCTGGGCTTACCAGCTTGACGGCCGCCAATATCTCTGGTGTGATTCCGACAGCTAACCTAGGCACAGGTACTGCATCGTCCTCTACGTATCTGCGAGGTGATGGTACTTGGGCGGCAATAACTGGCGGTACACCTGGTGGTTCGACCACTCAGGTCCAGTACAATGCTTCTGGTGCCTTCGCTGGCTCTTCAAGCTTTACCTTCAACTCTAGCACGGGGACCGTTTCAGCCACAACGTTCTCTGGAGCTCATACGGGTGATGGCTCCGCGCTTACGAACCTGAACGCCTCAAATCTGGCTTCCGGAACTGTTGCCAGTGGGCGTCTTGGTACAGGCACGGCCAGCAACGCCACGTATCTGCGTGGTGACGGTGTTTGGTCAGCCCTTGTTGGCTCTGGTGCACAAATCACGGCCCTAAATGCCTCCAACATTTCGTCTGGCATCGTAGGCACGGCCTACCTGGGTACAGGCACGGCATCGACCACGACGTTCCTGCGTGGTGATGGCACTTGGGCAACGCCAACGACTGTTGCCTCAGTCTTGAATGGTACAGTGCAGACTTCTCGTACTTCGGCGACGTCAGGCACTTACGCAGGTATTGACCAGTTCGGTCAACCAGTGGTGTCCATGACCGAATCTGGGTTGGGTACGAACGCTAAGGCCTGGACATTGTATGTGTCTACTGGCTCGACCCTCAAGTGGGACCTGAGTGCTGACGACTTCAGTACCGCTACCAACTGGCTGACTGTGTCCCGTACAGGCATGACGGTTGGCACCATCGCATTTGGTGGGGCAGTGACTGCCACGTCGTTTGCCGGTTCTGGTACTGGGCTTACTGCACTGAATGCGTCCAATATCTCTAGCGGGACGGTTGGTACTTCGTACCTTGGCACCGGCACGGCTTCCTCATCGACGTTCCTTCGTGGTGACGGTACGTGGGCCGCCGTGACGGCTTCGGCTGCTGGCTCTGACACTCAAGTTCAGTACAACAGCAGTGGTTCAGTCTCTGCTTCGGCGAACTTCACGTTCAGTTCCTCAACCGGTGTTGTTAGTGCTACAGGCTTCTCTGGGTCAGGTTCGGCGCTTACCGCCCTTAACGGTAGCAACATTTCCAGCGGTACAGTTGGTACGGCATATCTTGGTTCTGGTACGGCAAACAACACCACGTTCCTTCGCGGAGACGGCACTTGGACCGTGCCTACGGTTTCGGTCACGAGCGTGAATGCTACAGGTACTGTTTCGCCTACGGTTACGACCAATAGCGTGTCCATTGGCGTGGGCCCGAACAACACGTACCCAAGCATGTGGCTGATCAATGGCACGGCCAACAGCGGACAGCATGCTGCGGCATGGCAGTCTTCTGGCTCTGGTGGTGACATTTCGCTGGCTCTCTACAACGACACCCTGAACACGGGCGCGAACGTCATCACCGTCAATCGTTCGGCCAATACGGCGACCAACATCACGCTCACATCAACAGCGATCACGTTGACGGGCGCAGTTTCAGGTACGTCGTTCTCCGGTAACGGTGCGGGCCTGACTAGCTTGACGGCCTCAAACCTATCAGGTGTTGTCCCTGTTGCTAACCTAGGCACCGGTACGGCCAGTAGTTCGACCTATCTCCGCGGTGACGGCACTTGGGCAACCGTAGCTGCCGCACCAGGTGGGTCCTCAACGCAAGTGCAGTACAACAATGGTGGGGCGTTTGCCGGTTCTGCTAGCTTTACCTTCAACTCCTCAACGGGTGTTGTGAGCGCTACAGGCTTCGCAGGTTCTGGTGCTTCGCTGACCTCACTTAACGCCTCGAACATTAGTTCAGGCACAGTGCCGACCGGCAATCTCGGTACTGGTACTGCAAGTTCCAGTACGTACCTACGAGGTGATGGCACGTGGGCTGCGGTTACAGCCTCGACGGCAACCAATATCTCTGGTGGTGTGGCTGGTAACGTTCACTATCAGTCTGCGGCATCTACTACGGCTTTTGTTACCAATGCCGCAGGTGTTCTCCAGGCCGCATCGTCCGGTGCAGTTCCGGCTTGGACCACGACGCCAACACTGACAGGTACGAACATCACAGGCCTTCCGGCAGCTAACCTCTCTGGGGTGGTTCCGACCGCTAACCTTGGTACAGGCACGGCATCGACCACGACGTTCCTGCGTGGTGACGGTACTTGGGCATCCCCGGCGGGTTCATCGCCGACCTCGATCAACGCAACGGCCAACTTCACGGCCACGATCACAACCAACCAGGTTGCTATTGGTCTCATGCCGTCTACGACGTACTCCGGTGTGGCGTGGATTAACGGCACGGCAGGTAGTGGTACCCGCATGTCCGCGATCTATAGTTCGGGCGCAAGCGGTACGATGACCTGGGCCTTCTACTCTGATGACGAGTCAACTAATACCGCGTTCCTGACCATCAACCGCAGTGGCAACGCTGCGACCAACTTCACTGTTGCGTCCCAGCAGTTCCAGTTCAACGGTGTATCCTCCGGCGCTACGTCGGGCGGCGCTACTACCAACATCACGGCAGCTCCGGGCGGTTCGACTTCGGGTGGTGGCGGTACGCTGACGTTGGTGGCTGGTAGCGCGACCTCAGGCACTGGTGGCGCAGCAACGCTGACCGGTGGTGCCTCGGCTTCTGGTACAGGTGGTGGCCTCACTATTGGCGGTGGTAACTCCTCGTCGGGTACCGGTGGCGCGGTAACCATCAACGGCGGTACCTCAGGCAACGGTGCGAGCAACAACGGCGGTACGATCAACATCACTGCAGGTGCTGCGTCGTCAGCATCGTCTGGTTCCGGCGGTAACATCGTTCTCACTGCCGGTACGTGCGGTGGCGGCACGACAGGCTCTACAGGTACCACGTTTACCCTCGCCGGCGGTACGGTTGGTTCGAGTGCTAGCGCAAATACGTCCACGCTGCAAGGCGGCTCTGGTGTCGGTACAGGCTCTGGGGGTACTCTTACCATCCAAGGCGGCACTGGTAACGGTGGAACTGGTGGTACGGTTAACATCACTGGTGGTAACGCAGCAGGTTCATCTGGTGGTAGTGGCGGCCCTATCAGCATTACCTCCGGAGCGGTTTCACTGTCCACAGGATCGTCTGGTGCGATCACCATGTCCACACCTAATGGCGGTAGCTCGTCCGGTGCCTCTGGTGCGATCACCATCAACACCGGCGGTACGAACGGTGGTACGACGCCTGGGGCGGTTAGCATCTACACCGGCTCTACTACCGGTACGGCTGCAACAGTTACCCTACGTGTGAATGGCTCTGGTGGCAATGGTGTTCAGCTAACCAGCGCAGCATTCCTTGCCACATCGTCAACGCTAACCCTTGGCACCTCGTCAAATCCGTGGGGTCAGATCTATTCAACCCAAACGACTATCCTAACGTCAGACAGAAACTATAAGACTGACATTGAGGATCTAGACGAAGCGGAGTTGCGTGTTGCCAAACGCCTAAAGTCCTTGATAAAGAAGTTCCGTTTCAAGGATGCGGTTGCCAAGAAGGGTGACGAGGCTCGTATTCATATCGGTGTTATTGCCCAGGAAGTTGAGGCCGCATTTATGGCTGAAGGTCTTGATGCTGCTCGATACGGTATTTGGTGTAATGACGTCTGGTATGAGCTAGACGGGCAAGTTGTTTCTCCAGAAACTAAGGGAGCTGTTAAGGTAACGAAGCAAGGTATTCGTCATGATCAGTTGTATGGCTTCATAATCGCAGCCATGTAAAGAGGTTGGAAGGGCAGACTGCCCTTCCAACTTGTCAACAATCAACTTTAGGAAATTATGCAAGTCCTCAATCCTGGTTACACCCCGTGTCGCTTCCAAGCTCGATATTTTTACATGAAAGTAGGAGTTCATGTAAATTCGGCAAACACGCCACCGATCTGGCTAACAAATGGTGTCAAACCTGTAGAGCTAACGGTACCGATACATTTCTCACAAGAGGCGTTTGATGAGTCAAGTGGCGGCACAAATGTTAGCCCTACAACTCGTAGGTTTCAGCTATCCAAATACATAACACCTACGCTTGGCGTAAACCCAGCCCAAGGGCAGGTTGATGCCTCGGGTAATCCTGACCTAAGTCAGCAAATTTATTACTTTGAGGGAATGTTTGATCTAGGCCTGATCGTGGAACAAGGCGATTTCTTCAATCCACCTCAAGCTCAAGATATCTTTCCCAACGACCAAGTAGTCTCCTCAGCCTTTCTAGTAGTTGGTGACCCAATTGATAGCTGAAAGTTGAAAATGGATCACTAACCTTACCGATTAGGAGAAGCCGAATGAAAGTCGCATTCTATAGGACAAGGACCTTGGACGGCAAAGGCCAAGTTCGGCTTCTCAATCGTCTCCTATCCTTGTGGAGTGATGGCCAGTACACCCATGTGGAGGCCATCGTAGACGAGGACCTGATCAACGGGGAGACCATCTATAGGTGTGTCTCGTCCTCACCCCAGGAAGGCCTAAGAATCGTCAGAATGCCTTTGGATCCTAATCGTTGGGAACTGGTTGAGCTTCCGTGCCTACACGCTCAAGATGTCAAGGCCTGGTTTGAAACTCGCTTAGGTGAGGGCTACAACTGGCTTGGGTTCCTGAACATTCCTATTCGACGCTTCCTAGGCTTGAGACTGACTTGGACTGCAGCAGAAGCCGTGGCAGCTTCCCTTGGTCTCCCAAAACCTTGGTACTACGATGTCCAGGATCTTCACGACTTCCTGGTATACCAGTCCCTTGGAACTCAATTTTATGGGGTAACTGTCAAGAGGACTTCATGAAACTCAATAAGGCTAAAGGGCTATCGGTTGCCGCCATGTTGTTCAAAAGCGGTCCGGCGGCGGCCGCAGCTACAGGACTTGTCTCCAGTGGTTTGGCCGACATATCAGGCCATGATCCCTGGACGTGGTTCATCGGAGGGATTGGTGCAGCCGTTGTCTTTGTTAAGAAACCGGCCACCAGTCGAATGGATGCCATTACCAACAGCCTGATCTCGGTCTTGATTGCCGGTCTAGTGGCCCCAATCTTTTCCGTCTGGTTGTTTCATTGGGCTAACTTAGGGGAGCCCAATCCATATCCTGCGGCATTTGTTTTATCCGCAGGTTGGCCTTGGCTAGTCTCTGCTGTGGCCAAGAAATTCCAGGGAGCTGAAGTAGAAGTGGAGGTCAAATCTGAGACCAAGATTGACCACGTTGAGGAGGAAGCGAAATGATGTTCGACATCTCGTTGGCTCAGGTCTTGATGCTCATTCTCGGCATCTGTGGAGCAGTGCATACGATCATGGTTGCCACGCATCTCCCGATCAATGCCCCGACCTCTATTGCACTGGAGGTCATTTTCTCCTTCGGGGCGGCCATAGGATCTATGCACTCTACAGTCCACGGAGACATTGAAGGCGCTGCCGGATTCGTACTCACAGGCATGGCCCTAAAAGGGCTGTACTTGCTTGAAGCCCGATTTCGAAAGCTACCAACCGTAGACTTCGTGATCGAATTCGAAAACAAATCGGCCACCAAGGCCCAATCTCTTTGAAAGCTCACCATGTCGCTCCTGGATAAGTTCACCCCCTACGTTGCGTGGATCAAGTTGGCAGCAGTTCTTGCCCTTCTGGGCGGGGTAGCCTTCGGAGGCTACCGCTACGGCTCGGCAACACAAGCTGACGAGGATCAAAAGTCCTTGAACAAGGTGCAAGCCGAGTTGGTTGCCGAAAGGGCAGCTCACGATGCGGACAAGCTGACGTGGTCCAACACGGTGGCGAGCATGAATGCTGACGCAGCCAAGAAGTTGGCCGCAGCCCAGGAAGCGGCAGACAAGCAGGCACAGATTCAGCAAAAGAAGCTGGACGATGCCAACGTGAAATTCAACCAAGCCCAGAAGGCACTCACCGATGAACACCAAAAAGCCCTCGATCTCGTGGTTCACCCTTTCTCTAGTGCTGACCCCGTCACTGACGGCATGTGGGTTGACACCGACTCAGCCACCTGCTACACCGCCGGTGATTCAGACAATCACCACAGCTTGTCCCAAGCCGCCCTCGGTGCCGCCTCAGCTTCAGTCCTCCGATGCCGACTATCTCCGTCGACTGCAAGCCGACTTATCGAAAGCGCAGCCGATGCCAACCGTGTCGTCGCCAACCTCAACCTCTGCTGGTCAACACTGAAGGCCGCATCAGAAGTTGAGGTTCCTAAGGAGTCGGTAAGCACTGACGACCAGAAAGCCTCGCAGGTTGAAGACAAAGCAGATGGAGGTCAAGAATGAGAGACTGGGCTACTATTCTTTCGCAGTTGGGAGTCACAGGAACTAACGTTGCCGTTTGGGCCCCTATCTTCTCCAAACTCATGGACGCCGCTTTTGCGACTGACAACGAAGTGGCGCAGTTCTTGGCGCAGGTTCTTCATGAATCCGGGCGTTTGGCTGCTCTTGAGGAGAACCTGAACTACTCTGCGGCAGCTCTTCAGTCCGTGTTTGGGAACCGCATCACTGCCGATCAGGCTCAGCAGTACGGTCGCGTAGATGGAGATCACAAGGCAAGCCCGCAGGACATCGCAAACATTGTGTATGGGGGAAGCTGGGGGCAGATTAATCTCGGCAACATGCCAGGAACTAGCGATGGCTGGAATTTCCGTGGCTCAGGTTTGATCCAAATCACAGGTAGAGACAACTTTAAAGCCGCTACCGCAGACACGGACTTTGACTTCCTATCCAATCCGGACCACATGCGTGCCCCCACAGTGGAAACCTTGTCAGCGTCCATCAACTGGTGGCATCGTCATGTACCTGCACAGGTGCTGACCAGCGTTGAAGCGGTAAGGAAGAGGGTGAACCCAGGCCTCATCGGACTGCAGGATACAGTGAGTCTGTTCCAACAGGCAACCGCGGTGCTAGCTGCTTAAAGGGATCGTATAGACAAAGGAAAAAGGACGTGGAGAAATCCACGTCCTTTCTTTTCGGGTATCAGAACAGGCTTCGCGTCTTGGCGTTAGCAAATTGCTTGTACTCGAAGTAAGCCTTCGGTAGCTCAGAATCCGATGACCACTTTATGGCTTTGATTGGAACCTTAAGGTCGGGAACGAGTCGAACTAGCTTACGGTTCAGGGCCAATCGATCTTTATCAGGTCTAAGCTGGGCCCTGACCTTCTTGTCAGCCACAAGCCACTTCTTCAGTGAGCCGTGTTCAACGAGCCCTTTCTGCGCCGTTTTGGGGCCCAATAAAGACGGCACGTTATCACCCTTGTCTCCCACCAGTGTCTGGTAATCCAAACATAGATGCGGAGGTACCCCGAAGATGCGCTCCACATCCTTGTGAGTTATCAGGCGTGGCTCGGGTTTGATTACCGAGTTATACATGACAATGCCTTCACGAAGGTACTGATAACCATCCTTGTCACCCGCACCAACCACAACATTCTCGTTTTGGGTTGCTACGCTACACAGGATATCGTCACCTTCGTACTTGGAGAGCTGAATCGCAGGTAGCCCACAGCGCGCCAAGTATTCGAGTAAGAATCCAAGGTGGTCGTAAACTCCTTTCTCGTCCTTACCTACTCGGTTACCCTTGTATTGCTTGTCTAGCTGATATCGGAAGACTCGTTCGCCGTCGAAAGCCACCAGCACCGTCTTGGCCTTGACTGCCAAAGCATCTTTGCAAACGAGAGACACAAACCTTCGGGATATGGACAGCGCAGGGTTGGCGGACTCGAATTTCTGTGTGTAGAACACACGGTGTAGATACCAGTTGCCGTCCACGACAAAGATTTTCATCGCCTGATATCCTCAGTGCAGGTTCCGGTTAGAAGAGAAGGCGAAAATGAGTTTGTCGTCTTCTTTGGAGGCTGGGAGACCTTCAGGTGTCAGAATCTGCCACTCAACATGGCGAACCATCGGGAAGGCCGTGAAGCTCTTTTCGACCACGACCTTGAGGTTCGCATACGAGAGTTCCGCATCTCGGCAACTGGCTATGGCGGCCATGACATAGTGAAGAAGTTGCGCAACCTCAGGGTCTACCAATAGGTCATCACTTCTTCTTATCACAATAGACATGCCCTCGGTGATGGGGCCCATAACCAGCTCCTTCCTTTCCACACCCCCTTAGGGATTCAAGTAGTTCAATCGTGCTTGGACGGGTTCAGCCCCCGGATTGGAGACCACAATCTGGGTCGCCAAGGAGTCCATAACCAGCACCTTATTCACCGTCAAGTTATTTACAGTGCCGTTCACCGTAACTGCTACGTTAAGGGTTCCCAAGGTCGTGAGCGCGAATGCCGCAATCTGATCAGTGACGGTTACCGAGCCATTAGCTGGCACAGAGATCACGCGATCCACATTTCCCGAGCCTGAGAATAGGCTCACAGTGCTCGAAGCCAGTCGACGGATCTGATTCTGGCCCTCTTCAATGAGGAGCTTGATGGCCATCAGCCTACTTGGGACCGGCTGGTTAACGATGATGGGATCCATCAATTTCTCCTAGTACGTTTCTTGATCAGTTGTTCAGTTTCCCAGTCCGCCTTGCACTCGTCGTCGCAAAACAGATTGGGCACCAACGTGGTGCAGTACAAGCACTTGCCTCTAGGAACCTGATCCTTGAGGTAAGCCCCCGATAGGTGGGACTTGACTCGCTCTTCCGAGAAGTCGTGCATGCGGTCTACTTCATCAGCCATTTTGTTGTTTGCCTTCGTTGCCTATCGATTATCAACCACCACCGCTGCCTGCCAGATTCGGATCTGTCGGGCCTAGGTAACTGACATTTACATTCCAAGTGAGGTCTGCAAAGTAGTACAGGGCTCCATCTGACTTGCGTCTCAGAATCACCTGGCATCGGGCGCTAAAGCTTCCAGTGTTGGCCGCCTCATCGCCCTGGTAGAGACCAATCTGAACACCGGACTGCGTGTAGTTGCTACCCGGCATGTTCACGAAGTCAGGCGTGTCGTTGTATAGGTAGGCAAGATAGGTGTCACCAGTAACCGTGATCGCAATCTTGTACTGCCAGTCATTCGGGTTCAGCGCAGGGCCACTGGCATTTGTTGTCCAGTTGGTACTCACACCGTTGTCGGACCTAGTGGTATCGTAGTAGACGAAGTTGGGATTCCGCATCGTCAGCACAATGTACTGACCTTCACCGTCCCCGGCTCCGTAGCCTGCTGTCTGCCCATAGACGCCTACTGAGATATTGAAGACCTGGGTAGGCAGAGGTGATGTAGGTAATGGAGGTCCTGGCGGAACTGCTGAGACACCAAAGAAGTTGCCGATTGAAATCGGGCCGGAAGTTGGAATAGGCCCTGTTTGATAGGCTGAGGTCGGCGGTGGATTCGGTACATACGCCCCACCAGCATAGTAGTTACCGAGCACGATTGGTGTTGGCCCACCGAACTCTTTCTGAATATCGCCCAATGAGGCATTTGAGGTAGGGATAGTCATGTCCGCACCTTACCGTACGCTACGCACCTTGGACTTCAACCTCGTAACCACCTTCTTAAGGTCCTCAACGTCCTTCATAAGGACCTGAATTTGGTCATCCTTCTCCTTAAGGGCTTCAACGAATAGAGCAGCCGTATTACCGTACATCATCGTATAGGTACCACCCTCACGAGTACGAACTAGCCTAGGGGCCTTCTCTAGGGCCTCCTGAGCCATCAGGCCCATTTCTTCGTCACCGTTGTCAAGACGGGTATAGTAGTAACCGTTTAGGGAACGAATGACGGCCATCGCATCGTGGATTCGAACCACGTTGTCTTTCAGGCGTCGGTCAGAAGCTTGAGTTACTGTACCGCCAGAGATTGAGGTCGCAGTGATGGTTGTTGATTGAAGAGTGGCAATCGTACCGTTGGTAGCCGATACCGTAGCCGCGCTAAGACCAGCTACGGCAATCAGTGAGTTGGCGTGCATATCCCCCGCGTAGGTCACAGTCGCGGAATAAGCGCCTTGCCCATTGCCAACAGCGAATGCAACAGCGTTGGTAACCGTAGATCCGTTATCGTAGTTGACGACAACCGGGTTGTTGAGCATGGCATTAAAGTACGCCGATGCTTGCATCCTCCACGCAAAGTTGCCCGGGCTTTGACCTTCAACGGTAACGACTCGACCTTCAGTGTCGACCACGAAGTTACCTGGGCCAATGTCGAGATTGGTACCCACCAAGGCACTGACGCCTTGGCCAGAGATGGCTACCTCGACGATAGCCGTAGACTGGCCGAGTTTGATACCCAGATTGAACGTGTAGGTCGTCGCAATGTTGGTACCCAAGGACGAATACTTCTCGTAAAGCTGGTCCAGACCGACAAGTGCAAACAGAGTGCCATTGTCCATGTAGACACCGACTTCACCGAATTCAAAAGGCCCGGCTTGGACGCTAATCGTACACTCCAAATTCAGAGTGCCGTTCACGGTGCTGTAGGACGTGATGTTGTCCTGATAGAGAACCGTTCCGTGGAGGGCGGTGTCTTGCGGAGTGGCTTGATAGCCGTAGGCACTACCAACCGCAAAGGTAGAGAGTTTGATCGTAATGCCCTGCTGGGCTGCGTTCATCGCCGCATTCAATCCCGCCTGGGTGACAATGAGTTGCTGCGACATTTAGGCTTCCTCTTCAGTGCCAGAATTGGTACCTTCAGGTGTGACTGAAGTACCGGGTCGTGTGGGCATGGCAGGCATACCGTCAATCGACGTAGTTCCAGCAGGTTGTTGCTCAACCCATTGGTAGACTGCGTCGCGCCACTTACTCAGAAGGTTTCCCTCAGTCCGGTATTTGACGACTGCCGAAGTTCCCCAGGATAGCGCAGCATCAATGCCATTCGTATAACCCCAAGACAGCGCACCCTCGTTTAGAGCCACCTGCACGTTAGAGTCCAGCTTCTTGGCTGCCGCCGCTGCGTCTAGGACCGGCGGCACGTAGTCGACCCACGCGGGTTGACCATCTACCGTCCCTAGCTTCTTGCCCTTAGGCTGAGGAACCTGAAAGCTGTTGTAAACCTCATTGGACACCTCAACAGCGTCCTCCGGCCATGCAGAACCGTAGCGGTCTTTCATGAAGTCCGGGAACCAACCAAGCTTGGATGGGCTGAAATACATGATCATCATTCTTCTCCTTAATTACCCCAGGCCCACCAGCCCATGTTTGTAGTGCCACCGGAAGAGCCGAACTTGGCGCCACCATCGATGTGAAGTCCAACGTTCCCGTTAACGTGCGCAAGACCCCCCGTGACGTCCGGACCGTAGTTTACGGGATTCATATGAGAGCAGTCGGCATACAGGATCTGTGTTGGGAACGCAATTGGGAACGTTACGTCTGCGCCTCCATGAATGTCGACACCGTAAACACGCCCCCACTGTAGAAGGAACCCGCCCTTCAGATGCAGTGTGTTCGGGACTGAGGACGCGAAGTCTGCGTTGTATTGAGCTTGGGTAACCAGACCAGAGCCTAGCGCAGCGTTCACCAGCTGTTGAGCAATTGCGGACACGGCTTGCTGCAACTGCGTCCAGTTGTTGCGGTCAATCGTAAGACCTGCCGCTACCTTGACGGCGTCGATGTCCAACAGGATACGGTTGTAGATTTCCGCCATGTTGGACGACGCGGTACCGGGACCTGTGCCATCAGTAGCACCTGTGTGATTGACATTGAATGGCGCTGGTGTGTCAGGGCCAGGGCTGAAGAGTTTTGTAGGGCCCACGCCCGGGATGTATGAAATCAAGTCCATGGTTTACCTTATGGGGTCCAGATAACGTCAGAGATTTGGGTCAACTTCTGACCCATACCACCGGTCCACCCACCTGCTGTTGAGTGGTAAAGAATCGGGTAGTGAGGGGTGTCGGCTAAGAATTGATAGTTACCAATAGCACCCACGGCTACAATGACTGCCGTATCAGGTGAGTCACTGGAGGTGATCAGGAGATTGAAGACTACCGATATGCTTTGCAGCACCAAGTTGTAGTTGCAAATCTCGTAGAAGAAGGAGCCTAACGTTATGGGGCTAACCCCATATGTCGAAGGCATGGTGATCTGGACGTGAGTTGTTGGGTACCAAGGCCCTGGGGGCGTATCGTATATGTAGGCCCCAACCTGGGCGCTTGAGGGTGGGAAGAAATTGACGTAGTCCTGAGTCACTAGCCTTGTGATGGTCAGCCCACCGCCAAGACAGAAGTTCAGGAAGTCAATGGCAGCCCCTTTGCCTTTACCGAACCAATAGGAGCCTAGAAATTTGGCAATCGCTCGGTAAGAGCCCTCGCTAACAACCCCTGCATTTGAGAGCTTGAGTCCCAGAAGGTTAACCTGCTGAACAACGATGGCCCTTTCTGGTCCGCCCCAGTCAGTAAAGTCCAGCATCTGGCCCAGGGCAATCTTCTCCTCTGCACTCTTCGTCGTCACCCACATATTACGTAGCTGACGGAACGCATCAATGCGGGCTTCAATGACATAGTCGAATACCTCGTCGATGGCATCCGCAAAGTCAGTGAAGTAGGGGTTGATCGCCAAGTAAGGCGGGAGCAGAATCGAGCGCGGGAGCTTGTACCACGCCTTTCTGTTCAGCGCTACATTGTCAAACGGCAACTGAGTGTCATAGGTATAGATCATGGTCGTACCTTAACCCAAGACATCCCGAACAGGGAACAGCACATTGCTTTGACGACCAGCGTAGAAAGCCTGTACATTAAGGCTACCTAGTTGGTTATACCTGATCAGTGTATTAGAGGCCACCCCAATCTGCATCGACGTTGGGTCTGGTCCGCCTACGTCAACGTATGAGAGTTGACTGTAAGGAAGGGTAGCCAAGATACCAAGATGACCGGCCCTGCGCCCCCAGACGTGGTACTGCAAGGCATTACGCACAGGATTGGATGACCAATCGAGAATCACTTGGCAATCGTTGATCACCACCTGCGGATACACCCAGTTCGTAGGCACACCAACATCGATCACGTCATTGGTCGCCATGGGGTTGATCTGGAAGTTCGCTGCACTTGATCCAACGGAGGTGGCCAGCAACTGATCCCCGACATTGACCGCCACGCCACCAACTTGACCTGCAAAGGAGACGACCCAATACTGCCCCTTCTGGGTAGCGTCAGGGAAACCCGGGTTCGTGCTCGCGTCAATCAGAGCCTGAAAATATTGGTTGAGGCTAGGCGCGTCAACCGACACCGCGTAGCTGTAGACCAAGGGGTTTAGCGTACCGTTGGGGGCCTGCTCAACGTTGTAGACTAGATTAGGGCTCAACGGTGCGGTAACGATCATCGATTGCGTCGGCTTGTTAACCACCACGTAGGATATCTGCCCAGGCGCAGCATTCATCGCCGTTTCCACAATGTCGGAGATGTAGAAGTCGGTCATAAGGAGACCGGGTCTAGGAGAGAACAGCTTGGTAATCGCAGACTGCACCTTTGCACCAACGTCAGACAGAGAGTTGACGCTGTTGAAACAGTAGATCGAGACATCGACATCCGTGTCAATGGGAACCGGGGCCTGCCACAAGAACTTGGTAGAGTACATGGTAACGGATTCCATGTAGTCAACGAACTCCTGCGCTTGAGCCTGAGACCAAGGGGAATTGGTAAGGGCTGACACGCGGACAATGTTCATCCACTCCAAAGCCGCAGGATTAATCTCCCTCTGAGCTTGTGTGAACGCGTCGATGACTCCCGGGTAGTTGTTGACCAGCGCACTATACTGAGCCTTAGTGACGCCAGAGGAATAGGCACCGAATGTACCGGCTGCAAAGTTCTTGTACGCAACCGGGTCCTTCTCTGCCGCACCGCCCGATGGGTTGGAAGTGAAGGCTGCTGTCAAGCCCTGCACGTCAGGTGATGTGATGGACGAGCCTGCAACATTGGCTCCGTTGATTGCGTCACCCTGGGTACGAGCATAGGTAACGGTTACCACGTCGTTAACACCGGGTACCGCACCGTAACCCTGACTGCCAAACAGAATCTGAAGCCGTCCGTCAGACAGAGTGGAGTCTGCGAAGGCAGCGGTTCCCTTGTAGTTCCACAGACCACCAAATGCCTTGTATAGGTCCGCGTTGTTTAGCGCCACGACCACGTCTTGATCGCTGACGGTAAACGCGTCATCCACGGAGACCCAGGCTTGCAAGTCTTTGCCTGTGCCCGACACAGTGTAGGTGAACACTTGGCCTTCACGCAGGGTTACGGTCAGGGGGATGTTGGCTGTGAGACTGATTTGATCAGCGTTGAACCAGTTGTAGCCTGAGCCTGAGAACTGCGTGAAAGGGGGGATGACCTGATTGATAACCGAGGTAAAGGTCGCGTAGACAGTGGAAGGTAGCTTGCGCGAAAGCCGTAAACCTTGCATGTTCGCAATGGCTCGAATCGCAGAGTCCGATTGAGCAGTCTCAGGATATGCGTCCTCAATGCCTCGAACCAGCTTGGCCTCACTGAAGGTGCCCACCGCAGAGATGTATTCGATCATCGTCTGCGAAGTCTGGGTCGTGAGGCCAGAACTCCAGGTGTTGGTCTCGCTTAGAACGTTCTGGAACTGCTGAACAAACTGATCCTGGTCAACGGTAGTGTCCTGTAGGGTAATGAGATCCAGGACCGTGAACTGGTAGTCGTGGACTGCTGTCTGCACTTGCGGTGTCGAAGAATCAGAGACCTCGATGGTGAAGCTGTAGACACCCAGAGTGGTAGCCTGCCCGGTAATGAGACCCGTGCCATCCATTGCCAAACCATCAGGGAATGAGCCTGCGATTAGAGCAAACGAAGTAGCGCCAAAAGCCCCCGAGACCGTGATGGCTGCCGAGTACGGTGAGTTGATACTGGCCGCAGGCAGAAAGTTGTCGTTGAAGGTAATCACTGGCTCACCTGAAACTGGATTTGTTGGGAATCACTAACGCCGGGAATGGCGAACGCAATGCGCACCTGGTAGCCCGGTATCGTCGTGTCGGGGACAATTCTGGTGTTGTCCAAGTCTAGCGTAATCCTAGGCTCCCATCTCTTAATTGCCTCAACCATTAAGAGCCGCATCTTCATGGCCGTCATGGCCGTTGTAGGCTCGTGGATAAACTGCAACCACATGGAGCCATACTCAGGTTGGAAGATGCGGCTACGGTGCCCTGGGGCACAGTTGAGCAAATTGAAGAGGCTTGAAATTATGATGGCCTGACCATTTGGAACCCGATCAGGCAAGTTGTTGACCGTGAACTGACTGTTGATGTCAATCCATTGTGAGTTCGCCAGCGAGAGCTGAAAGTTTGTTGGTCCTGGCATGACAGCCCTTTAAACTGGAGTACCAGAAGTATCAGAACCGGCCTTGACGCCCGTAACCTTAAGGTTCGAACCCACTTCGTGGCCATTGTTCTTCATGTCACCTTGTGATGTGAAGTTACCGTTTAGGGTCTGGTTACCATTCAGTGTCTGGGGTCCGTCGACCTCAAGAGCCGCGGTTGTGAGTTTCGAGTTCCCAGTCACCGTGTCAGTAAGATTACCTTGGACAGTATTCGTCACATCACCCTGCACATTATTGACTAGGTTACCTTGGACGTTATTCGTCCAGTCACCTTGGACGTTATTCGTCCAATTCTTCGGAATCGAAGTCGTCAAGTTGCCTTGGTCGTCCCAGGAGAAAACGATGTTCGCCCCTGTGGTAAGCGTGATGTTCTTCCCCTCAACCTTAAGGGTATTCCCATTTGGGTCCTTGAACCCCCAGCAAGTGCCTGAAGGGAACTCCCCGTTAGGGTAGGCCATCACATGCTCATACAGAGGATAATTTGGATCCCCGTGCTGCAATGAAATTAAAACGTCAGACCCAATTGTTGGTGTGCCGTACACCCCATAGCCGTTACCGCATCCAAAGGGCGAGTTTTTTATTGGGCCACACCAAGGTACATCGCCAAGGTCAGGATCATATAGACCTGGAACTCTGACCTGAATACGATCCAGGTTGAGAGGGTCTCGATTCTCAACTACCGTACCGACAAACCTAAGCCCTTCATAACGCTTGGCCAACGTTTCTAGTTGAGCATTTAGAGTATCGAAGCTCATATCCCACTCACTGGTTAAGCGCGTTCTTCACTGCCACGATCTTCTCCACGTAGGAAGTGCCTTGGATAAAGATGACCTTGGTCTGCACTACGTACTTCCCGTTGTACTGAGTGATCTTCTGGCTTGGAGGGGCTGTAAAGTTCAGGGAGTCAAACGGCTCCCACTGTGTTTGATATGGAAAGAGGAAACTACCATTCAAGCTCTTCAGCAGGTTGTACCGCATGTTCTGGTACAGTGCTCGCTCGTACTTCACATGCACATTGCCGAAGTCAATAGGGCTATAGGACACAGTGCCGACACCAATTGACGCCCTAACA